ACGGTTGATCCTTACAGCCTGTCAACTCAAGGTGCTACACGCATCGCGATGTTCCAAGACATCGATGTGGCAGTTCGTCATGCGGAGTCATTCGCGGCGATCCTCGACATCACCACATAAGACTAAATTAAGGCGCGGGGAAACTCGCGCCTTTTCCTAAAGGGGGAATTGGAATGAAGATTTCATTACTACGCGGAACAGTTATAAACGGCGAAGCCAAAAGCGCCGGGGATATTGTAGAGGCAGACGATGTGCTTGCTTCTTTCCTTATGTCCACAGGGAAAGGCATCCCGGCAGATGAAGCGAAGAAATCTGATCGCTCTGTCGGTCTAAAAACGTCCACGGCCACTAAGGTCAAAAAGGGCAGTAAATAGGTTTATCGATGGCGGTTGAAACAGCGGCAGACAGAGCGGTTTTTGTTGATGCGGATGACTTCGGCGTTGCAGCGACTTACACCCCACAGGGCGGCAGCGCAGCGACTGTGAACGGCATCTTTGACAACGACATAGTTGAAGTTGACGCCGGGGGCGGCGTTCCGATGGCTGTTAGACAGCCTCGCTTTAATTGTAGAACCGCTGACGTTTCTGGCGCTGTTGATGGCGATGCGCTGACGGTTAATTCAACGGCTTACACTATTCGGGTCGTGGATCATGATGGAACTGGTATGACCACTCTAGCTTTGGAGAAAATCTAGATGGCGCATGTTAGAAAGCAGATCCGCGATAATATTCAAACCACGTTGACCGGGCTGACAACCACCGGGACAAATGTTTTTACCTCGCGGGTTTATCCTATACAGAGCGCGGCCATGCCGGGACTTTGTATCTACACCTCAAGCGAAACGGTTGAGGCCCAAACGATTAAGCCGCCGCGTGGTCTTATCCGCTCGCTTGAGGTGTCAGTTGAAGCGTATGTTGAAAATACAAACGCGGATGATGTTTTGGATACTATATCGGCGCAAATAGAAGCGGCGATGACTACTGATTTGACCAGGGGCGGCTTGGCAAAGGACACCCGGCTCATCGGCTTTGAAGCTGACTTTGCTGGTGAAGGCGAGCGCCCTCTATTCGTGGGTCGCTTTTCTTACGAAATTCTGTATTCTACCACGGAAACAGATGCAGAAACGGTCTATTAGAAAGGGCGTGAAAATGGCAAAAAGAATGCAAGTTTATCCACCAAGCGGCGGGGAGCCGATTGAGATAAGCGCAGAAGATTTAGCTTCGTTTGAAGCTAAAGGATGGACGGCTTCACCCCGATCATCCAAACCGAAAGCGGCGAAAGCCGTTAAATCAACCCCCAAAAGTGAGGATTAAAAATGGCTACATTTAGCGGAAGCGATGGGGTGATCTTGGTTGGAACTGACCAAGTTGCCGAAGTTCGTTCATATTCTATCGACGAATCCATGGACACCCTTGAAGACACGAGCATGGGCGATAGCTCCAGAACCTACAAAACGAGCTTAAAATCGTTCAGCGGTTCAGCGGATGTTTTCTTCGATGATACTGATACATCTGGTCAAGGCGCTTTAACTGTTGGCACAAGCGCCACATTGAATATCCAGATGGAAGGTAACACCACTGGCGACCACAAACTAAGCGGAACGGTCTTGGTTACTGGTCGAACAATCACAGGATCTTTTGATGGCTTAGTAGAAGCCAGCATTACGTTCCAAGGAACTGGTGCTTTGACTGAAGGCACTGTTGCATAACTAGGAGAAAATGAATTATGGCGGCTAATTCTAAATCTAAAGGCATGGGCGTTATAGAACGCGCAAAGGCCCATTATCAAAATCAGCCCATTAAGGAAATCGTTGTTCCTGAATGGGCTGATGATGATGGTCAACCTTTCACGTTCTATTGCAAGCCATTTACTTTGCAGGATCAGGGCAAGTTGCAGTTTGCGGTTAAAAACCAATCGGAAGCAGATGCTCTTGCAGAGGTTTTAGTTCTAAAAGCGTTGGATAATGATGGAAATAAAATCTTCCAGATTGGCGATAAAGCAGCACTACGCGGTCAAGTTGACGCAAGTGTTTTAGCTCGCATTGCGAATCAGATCATGGGTTCAAACGCTGAGGATCTGGAAAAAAACTAAGGCAGAGCGAGGAACGTCAGTTTTTATTTTTTCTCGCTGAAAAGCTGGGCAAGACGGTCGAACAAATTGAAGCCGAAATGTCTATTGATGAATTTTTGGAATGGTCTGTTTATGTTAGAATACAGTCAGACCGGCAAAAACAGGCGATGAAAAAAAATGGCAGACAAAAGGCTTGAATTTAGACTAGGCGCTAGGGATGAAACTCAGGCGGCTTTTAGAACTTTAAAATCCTCGCTCGCTACAACAAGCACAGCCTTTGCAAACCTCACAAAAGTCGCGGCTGGATTGGGCGTTGTTTTCGGCGCTGTATTCATCCGCGACTTACTTGAAGTTAATAAGAAGTTTCAAAACCTTAAAGCGTCACTTACGTCATTCACCAATAGCGTTGATGACGCTGACATGGCGTTTAATATCCTTAAGGACTTCGCTAAAACAACGCCATTCGCGCTTTCTGAAGTTGTGGAAGGCTTCAACATTTTAGTTTCGCGTGGAATTTCTCCGACCGTTTCGCAGCTTGGAGTCTTTGCGGATATTTCCGCTGGTACAGCTAAAAGCATAACGCAGTTTGCGGAAGCAGTAGCAGACGCGGCTACTAACCAGTTTGAGCGGCTGAAAGAGTTTGGTATAAAAGCCGGGAAAGAGGGTGATAAAATCACCTTCAGCATTGGCGATCTTACAAAAACCGTAAACAATGACGCGGATTCAATACTGGCGGCGTTGACCGAAATTGGAGAAATTGCATTCTCTGGGGCGGCAGAGCGTCAGGCGCTCACGCTGGGCGGGGCAATTACCAATTTGCGGGATAATGTTGACGAGTTTCAATTTGCAGTGGGGGAAGCTGGACTTGGCGCTGCCTTAGTAAAAACCATTAGAAAGATCAGCGAATTTATTTCTGGAAATAACGCGCTCGCACAGCAAGTTTCTAATAAGCTGGTTTATGCGTTGTTATTAATGGATGCCACGCTGACTTTGGTTTTTGATAATCTAAACACCATCGGCACGGTTCTGGACGTTGTTTTTGGCGTCTTTGTAATTAGAAAAATTCTGGCTGTCGGGAACCAGATAATCAAGTTCACAAGGGCAATCGTCCAGTCACAAATCGTTTTGACAGCGGTAAGAATAGCCACGCAAAATTGGAAGGTAACGCTTGCTGCGGCGGCGGCTGGAATTGCTGTCACGACATTAGCGACAGACAATCTAAAAGAAAAAGCAAAAGAGCAGCTTAAAACTTTCCTTGATAGCATCAAAATAACGAACCTATTTGAAACGGCTATGAACAGCCTTGGCCTTGAGCTTGTTGATATTGAGGCAGCGGCGGCAGAGTTTACAGCCGAATCCGGGAACATGAAAACCGGCGTCACATCCGTTAATAAAACCCTACCAGAACTGGTAAGACTAATAACCGGCGCGACTGGTCAAATAAACACAGGCGCGGCTGCAACCGCTGACTATACAGCCGCGTTCAATAGACTGCAAAAGAAGTTCGCGCCGGTAACGACTGCCTTGTCTGAGCTTGGCGAAGAAACCGAAATACTGGAGCAGCTTTTTGCATCTGGCAAAATAACATCCGACGAAATGACTGATGCTTTAAACCAAATGGCGCGGGAGTCGCTTGGTCTAGACACCACGATGGAAGACCTGAATGATCGGCAAACGCTGCTAGATCAGGCACTAGCGACAAACATAATCAGCGCCAAAGAATATGAAAACGCGGTTGCGGATGTAACTAGCGCGATGATTGATTTGAACGCGGAAACAGAAAAAAGCTATGGCGCTGGTGCGATCAAAGGCGTCAAAGATTACTACACATCTATTTCAGATAACGCCGCGAATATGGCTGATTTTGTCACCGGCTCTTTTGACTCGCTTGAAGATACGCTTTCTGACTTCTTCCAAACGGGAAAACTGGATTTCGGATCGTTCACCGATGCCATCAAGCAGGGCTTGGCTGATCTTGCGGCAAAGGCTGTTATCACCACAGGTTTGAACTTCCTTGGCGATGTATTCCCAACTCTTAACTTCGCGGATGGTGGTATGGTTCCCGGCTCTGGTGGGCCAAGAGCGGATGACGTTTTGGCGCGGGTTTCATCTGGCGAATACGTTGTAAACGCTGCCAGCGTTAATAAGTTCGGCACGGGTTTCTTTGATGCAGTAAACGCCGGGAAAATGCCGGGCGGTGGCATGGGCATCAGTAAAGACATAATGGAATCAATCACGCCGGGCTTCTTTCTTGGCGGTCTTATCAAAGATATTACCGGCATCGACATCGATATACTTGGCGGTATCGGAGACATCATTGGCGATATTGCCGATGCAATTGGTGATGTGATTGGAGTTGTCACCGATGCTATTCGTGGAATGGTTGAAGGAATAATGAGCGGTGACATGGCGACCATCGCGGCGCTTGCGCTTCCTTTTGTCTTGCCGGGAATTGGATCGGCTGTCTTTGCCAACCTTGGAGCGGGGCAAGGCTTCGCGGCAGCGGTTGGAAATGGAATGTCTAGCTCATTTGCCTCTGGTGTTTTAGGATCTGGCGCAAGCCTATCATCCATCGCCACATCGGTCGGGATAGAATTTGCCAAGGATAGCTTCACCGATATGTTATCATCGTCGCTTAGTGACATGATCCTTGGCGTTACCGGCGGCATGGGGCGCAGCAAGGGCAGCTTTTCAACCAATAGATCAGACAGCTTTGCAAACCTATACAGCGAAGCCTCGCCTTATTTAGCCGGGATGACGGGCGCAAATGTCCACGCCGGGGATAGCGTTAGGGTTGGCGAGCGTGGCGAGGAAATGTTTATCCCACAGCGTGATGGAACCATCGCGCCAATCAAAGGAAACGCATCTGACTTGATCGGCGCAGTAAACGAGATGAAAGATGAAATCGTAACCTTGCGCCGCCAAATGTCGCGGATGATGGCGGGAAGTCAGCTTGCGGGGGTTAGAAGTTAATGGTCGCAACAACCCTTGCGGATCTGGTCGCTGATCCATATGCGAAGAAGAAATATCTGGTTATTCTAAAGCCGTATGACGTAAGCGGCGCGTCTGAACTAACGCTTTACTATTCCGGGGAAGGCTTCGTTACATCCCCGACAGACAGCCCAGCCAACACAATATTTGAGCCACGCTTAGTTGAGCCGATTTCCTTTTCGCGGTCTATGTTTTCATCGGGCAAGCTGGGCGGGTTTTCTGTTCCCGGCTTTGGCGAGTTAGTTCTAACCAACGCGGATGCTGGCTTGGATGATTGGTCTGGCTATGCGTGGGACGGGCGATCAGTTGAAGTTCGCGTTGGCGAATCTGGCGCTGACTTCCAATATTACTTCACCATCTTTAATGGCGAGGCGAAATCCATAGAGTTTGATGACTTGTTTATTCGGGTTATTTTGCGCGATAGACAGACAGACTTTGACGTTGATTTCCCCTCTGCCTTATATGCTGGCACTGGCGGCAATGAGGGTTCGAGCGATCTAGCCAATCAACCAAAGCCGCTTTGCTTTGGCGAGGTGTTTAATATTGAGCCGGTTTTAGTGGACGCCACCAATTACGTTTATCAAGTTCACAACGGTCAGATTGAATCAGTGGTGGCTGTTTATGATGGCGGCGTGGCTTTAACTGTCACCACAGATTACACGGTTGATCTTACAAACGGGCGCATTGATTTAGTTGCGGAGCCGACAGGAACAATAACGGCAGACGTAAAAGGCGCAAAGCCAAGCGGAAGCTATAAGGAAACCGCCGGGGATATTATTAGGCATATCGTCGTTGATTTCGGTGGGCTGACTGATCCCGGCGATCTAGACACGGCATCATTTACAGATATAAACACCGCCAATAGTTCAGCGGTTGGCGTTTATGTTTCTTCCACCACCACCATTTTAGAGGTGCTAGACCAGATCGCCAATTCGGTCGGCGCGTATTATGGGTTTAACAGAAGCGGCAAGTTTGAAGTCAACCGTATAGAACTGGCAACGGGAACCGCCGCCGCTGAGTTTGACTCAACAAATATAATCGAAATAACCCGCATGGCTTCGGCGGTTCCAAACTATCAGGTGCGGGTGGATTACAAAAAGAACTATCGCACCATGACCGAAACCGAATTTGGCGCTTCTATAACGTCAGCCCAGCGGGATTATCTGGTGCGCGAAGCTAATGTTGAGATTGCCACAGATACAAACGTGCAGACGCCTTATCCCAATTCAAACCCGCTTATCGTGCCGGGACTATTCGCGGCATCTTCCCCGGCGTCAACGGAAGCTGCAAGGCTTCTGACGGTATATAAAACCCAGCGGGATATATATATGATTAAGGTTAAGACCCAGCCTTACACGCTAAAATTAAATGATGTAGTGAAAATCACTTTTAATCGCTATAATCTAACAAGCGGCAAGCTGTTTCGAGTGATAACTATTGTGGAAGATGCAGCGGTAAACGAAGTTGAATTAGAGTTGTGGGGTTAAAATATGCCTTCTAATATGATTATTTCCTCCACCAATTATTCCGACAGCGGAACGCTTACGGTTGATAATGCGGTGGGAACCCTGCCGATTACCAATCTGCAAGACAGACAGATCGTTAAGATTTGGCGCAATAGCCAAACCACAGCACAGATAGACATGGATTTCGGGCAAGGTCGCATTGTTGATTTCGTGGCTCTTATTAAGCACACCATCAGTCAAACGGGGAAGATTAGATATAGGCTTTCAAACGTCAGCAATTTTTCAACCACCGAATATGATTCCGGGCTGATTGACGCTTGGCCTGTCGTGGAGGAATTTGGGACGCTGCCGTGGGGCGTGTTTAGCTGGGGCGGTTATCTTAATATCACTATCGCCGCGCAATATACGATTTCATCCTTCAACGTTTTGACTAGCCCGGTGCAAGCGCGTTATTTGCGGATCGATATTTCCGACCCAGATAACACAGATGGATATTTGCAAGCTGGGCGCTTAATTGCTGGCCCAGCTTATAAGCCTTCAATCAACTATGCCAACGGCGTTCAGTTTGAGTTTGTGGATGAATCCAGAATTACCAAGTCGCGGGGCGGTCAGACTTTTGTGGATGAAGTAGAGCGGTTTAGACGCATTCGCTTTGAGCTTATCAACTTACCAGAAAACGAAATGTTCCAAAACGTATTCAATGCAATAGATCGATTGCGTGGGGTGGCACAGGACATCCTGGTCATTCCACAGCCAGATGAACCGACAACATGGATCACGCAGAACATCTATGGTAGGATTGCCCAAACCCAGCCGATCACCAATTCGGCTTTGACGTATTATGGCCGCATGATTGAGGTCGAAGAACTTATCTAAGAGGATAGCAAAATGGCATTTCCAGTAACGCTAAACGGACGCACTTACACGCTGACAGACTTTGAAGGCACCAATTACGTTGATGGCTTGCCCGATGCGTTTGAGGATTTTGTCACTCATGCCGGTGATATTTATAATTCCACCTCGACCACATCGAACTCAATCGGGACCGGGTCAAAGACGTTCACGGTTGAGGCAAACAAACCATATCAAGCGGGGACGCCATTGCGGATCGCGGATGCGGCGGCACCATCAACCAATTTCCTTGATACGGTGGTCACATCTTATTCGGGAACAACCTTGGTGGTTAATTCCATCGGATTTGGCGGTTCAGGAACTAAGACATCTTGGACGGTGAACATTGGCGGCGCAAAAACCGTTGATGGCACTCTGGGGCTATCTCAGGGCGGCACAGGGGCAACCGATGCGGCGGGTGCAAGAACGAACATCGATGTTTATTCTAAAGCCGATGCGGATTCGCGGTTTTTGAATGTTAGCGGTGAGGCATCCGATGTCACGATGAATGGCAACACGACGATTGGTGATTCATCCACCGATACTTTGACCGTAAGGGCAACAACAACATTCACCAATATTGGAACGGGTGCGGCGGCGGGGCCATATGTTAATCTTTTTAGAGATTCATCATCACCCGCCGATGACGATTTCATCGGGATTTTGTCATGGCAGGGCAAGAATGATGCGGATCAGATTGTAACATATGGTCAGATTGCCGGACGCATAGCGGATGCGTCAGATGGCTCAGAGGATGCCAGAATTGATTTGCAAGCGATCGTTGCGGGAACAACTCGCAGTATCATGCAATATGAGAGCGGTTTGACTCAATTTAATGCCGCCGGTCAGGACATAGATTTCAAGGTTCACAGTACCGGCAACACAAATATGCTGTTTGTGGATGCGGGTGATAACTATGTAGGTGTCAACACTAGCACAAATGTTAGCAATTCGGTACTCATTGTCGATGGCATGATTGCCACTCGAAACACTAGTCGTGGCGGGACAGGAAATGTAACAAAAACTCAAACTCTTTCTCGCTCGTACACGATGTCCACCTCTGCCACAAATGTTTTGGAGTTTGATGATTTTGGGAATGGTGGCGCTGAAATTACCGTTTTTCGTAGAGATGCTACAGCTCCATCAGGTTGCACTGTGAGCAAATTATACATTGCCTTTCAAGGATCTGGAACAAGTATTACGGGAGCAAGTATGGTTCAAGATAATAAAGTTGGGCAGGGTAGCATTCATCAAGTTACATACACAATTACGGAAAACAACAATACTGCAACCCTTGTCGCAACTGGGACTGATAATGGGGGCGAAGCGCAAACTCTTGTTTTCCACTGTCTAACAAGCGGAGCGGAGCAGCATCATATTGATGTCTTATAATTAACTCCCAGCCATAAAGGAAAAACAAACAATGGCACAAATAACAACTTGGAAAATCAACGACATGGTTCGCGATTCCGCCACCGGCGGGGTCAAAACCGTATATTGGGAATGTCGCGTTTATGCGATTGGGCGCACCGATTGCAGCGCAACAGAGGGCGGCAAATTGCGTCTCACACCAGATGCGGATGCATCGGATTTCGTCGCATATGATGATTTGACAGAAGCAACGGTTCTTGGTTGGGTTTACAATAGCCTCATCGAAGGCGATGAAACCGCCGATGAAGCAAAGGCGCGGATCGAAGAAAATCGGCAAGGAAAAGTCACGGCTCAAGTTGCTCGGAAAACAGCCGATGCGAGCGGAATGCCTTGGGCGGCAGAATAAAAGGAACTAAAAAATGGCGGCAACCATAACCATCGGCGGCAAAGAATACGACATCGATGCCGATCTTAACGATCAACAGCGTTATTTAGCCTCACAGGTTGAAAGAGCGCAGCGCACAGAGCAAGAACTAAAGATGGAACTAGATCGGGCCATAATGTGCAAAAAGGGTTTCAGTGAGGCGCTTATGGCGTCCTTAAATAGTGAGGAAGGCAATGGCGAGATCAGCGGAACAAGCGCACCAGAGGATTGATGAATTGGAACCGCGTGTCACCAAATTGGAAACCACGGTTCACATTCAGTTCAAGGAAGTATTCGCCCGAATCAAGCGGATCGAAGCTATCCTAATCGGTGCGGCTGGAACTATTATCGCAATGCTTGTCGCGGTTCTCACTAAGATGGGTTGATAATTCTTTATCTATCTTTTGCCGCATTTGGGCATTCTCAACCCGGCGGTTTATATAAGGCGTGTGTCTATCATGCGCCTTATTCTGTTTCTAAACGCTATTATCACTATCCCCACCGTGTTATAATTCACCCACGGGCGGCTTGTCCTAAGTGGGTGAGCGTTAAAAAATGATCGATCCGATAACGGCTATAAGTGCTGCCACTGCCAGCTATAATATGGTCAAGAAATTGGTTTATGCCGGGCGTGAGCTTGAAGATATAGCTGGTCAACTTGGCAAATGGTACGGAGCCGCCGCTGATCTGGGACGCGCAGAACAGCAACGCAAAAACCCGCCAATCTTCACCAAGCTATTTTCATCCGGGTCGGTAGAGCAAGAAGCCTTGCAGATTATCATCCACCAGAAAAAACTGGCAGAGCAAGAAAAAGACTTGCAGCAAATGCTAAACAACCGCTTCGGATATGGAACGTGGCGCGAAATGGTTGAGCTTCGCCGCAAGATTAAAAAAGAGCGCGAGGAGACGCTATACCGGCAGCAAGAGCGCAAAGCCGCATTCTTTGAAACCTTATTGCTTATTTTATTGCTGGTTATGCTGGCGGCAATTATTGGCCTTGGCGCTTGGCTAACTGGCCTTGGCGCGGGGTGGTGGTAATGGCTGACGGCATCCAAGGCGCTGGGCAAATGCCTTTCGATATTTCCAGCAATATCCACCAGCAATCGCGCCACCGGGAAGCGATAGAAAACCATCTGACAGAGCAGCGCGTGGAAAAGCAACACCGCCAAAACCACAGGCATTTGGACGCTATACGCGAGCAGAGCCTAGATTTGGCGAAGGCATATGATCGATTTGGCGGCGCAACCAAAGCAACCAAGCCGCAAGGCGCAAACGTAAATATAGAGGTGTAACCATGAGCGCGAAGCAATTACAGCCCGACAGTAAGCTAGATGAATATGACTTTGACCAAGATGGCATTGTTACGGATGCGGAAATAGAACGGGCAAAAGAAATCCGCGAGTTTGAAGACCAATCAAGAAAACATCTGGCGCAATTACGGATCGCCCGGTGGACTTTAATTGGCATGGGAGCCTTCACTGCCGCCATGTTTGCGATGCCGGTGGATCGCATTGAGGCTCTAAGTGATATTTCTAATTTGTTTTATATCTCTGGAGCGGGTATTGTTGGGGCGTTTATGGGCGCAACAGCATGGATGAGTAGGAAATGATTGATAAATTAATAGCTCCTGTCACTGGTCTTTTAGACAAGTTTATTCCAGATGCCGACGAAAAGGCAAAACTGGCGCACGAGATTGCCACTATGTCACAGCGTCACGCGCAAGACTTGGCCCTCGCTCAGATACAACTCAACACGGCAGAAGCGGCAAGTGGATCAGCTTTTAAAGGTGGCTGGCGTCCTAGCGTGGGTTACATCTGTGCTATTGCCTTTGGTTGGCATTTTGTTGGTCAGCCTGTTGCCCTTTTTTTTGTAGCTTTAACGGGAACAGAAATCCCGCCATTGCCAGAATTTGACATGGGAACCCTGCTAACTGTTCTTGGTGGGATGCTGGGCATTGGTGGTTTAAGAACCTATGAAAAACAGAAAGGCTTAACCAAATGAGAAAGATAGATGAAATAGTGGTGCATTGCACAGCCACCAATTCTAAGTGGTTTGCGGATCGCCCGGTGGAAGATGTCGTTAAGGAAATCACCCGCTGGCACGTTGAGGAGCGCGGGTGGTCGGATTGCGGCTATCATGCCGTTCTGCATCGTAATGGCGAAATAGGCTATGCGAGGCCAGTAGAACGAGCGGGAGCGCATTGTAGGGGCAACAATAAGACAACCATTGGCGTCAGCTTAGTTGGCGGTCGTGGCGGCTGTGCTGATGATGCGTTTCTGGATAATTTCACCCCGGAGCAAGAGGAAGCTTTGCGCGAACTAATCGTGGAATATAAAGCCAAGTTCCCCAGCATCGAAAAAGTGACCGGGCATAACTCTTATGCGACCAAGGCATGTCCCTGCTTCCACGTTGAAAGCTGGCTGTAATGTCAGAAAGCAAACTGCCACCCGTATTTTGCTGGCGCGTAGATGATGGCGCTTTGAAAATATGGGTTAATGGTGAGGAAAAAGTAAACGCTGCCTTA